CCCGTTAAAGATGACGTATGATATGCGTGGATCCGATTTGGCTGCGATTCTGATCTGGTCAGCCAGATAAGGTGCGAGGCTGTCGGATGACTCCAACCTAGAATTAAGATCAAGACCTCTGACCCACCCGAACTGGTCTGGATTATGATCCGATTTTCTGGCGGAGTGACGGCTATCGCCCAACCATCCTTCTGGACTTTTAACACACCTATCTGGAAACCACGTATCAACTTGATCTCTTAACTGCACGCCAGCTGCACATAACTTTGGTTGCATTACAAACCTAGAGCTTGTAAATCCTCAACAGTTAAACCAAGTGCAGCAAGTTTTGCTTGTGCTGCTGCTTTAGCATTTGCATTTGCTTTGGCTTCATCGACGGCAATATGAGATTTGATTGCAGCCTCTAGTTTTGCCTCGGTTATTGTTGAATTATCGGCTGGCTTGATAATTTTATTTTCAGAATCAGTCAAATCAGCAACAAGACCTTGACTGCCAAGTGCTGCGTCTAATTGTGATAAATTTATTTCCTTGTTTGTAATTGCCATATTAAGACCCCAAATCTATAACTGTAATTTGTCTGTCTGCAAAATTAGCCGTTCCAGTACTAGTTTTGAATTTCATAGTAAAACTGTTAGAACCTGCGGTTAGTGTGCTTACATAAATTGGCATAGTTACTGTATAAACCTCTTGTGAGTAAGGCTCAACAATTTTCATAGCCGAATTATCACTTGCTGCAATAGTTGTTGCACCTGAAACCGCAAAACCTACCAAAACATTTGCATATTGTGGAGTAGCCCTAATTTTTGCTGTAATCAAAACTAAGGCTTTTGTGCCAGTCGTTAAAGTTGCTGTTTGAACTGTTGTTAAATCTGTAAAACTAGTTGATGTTGTGGCTTGTTCAGTATCAACAGTAGAATTAGCAGAGGTTATTCCACCAGCAGGTGCAGCCCAAGTTGGCACACCACCAGCAACAGTTAATATATTGCCAGTTGATCCAATTCCAAGTCTTGCTGGAGTTGATCCGCTTGATGAGTAAATTGTGTCGCCAGTAGTTGTCATTGGGTTTGTCATACCTGTTGTATCTAGGTTTGCCCAAGCACTACCTGTGTAATAAGTGGTTACGTTTGTATCTTTAAGATATGCAAAATTACCCTCTTGTGGTGATGTTACAGCTGCATCTCTAGCAGCGGCACTAGCAAACACCCAGATATTTTGCATTAAGTAGCCATCGACATCGGCGGCGGTGAGTACCTCGCCCGTGACAAAATCCTTAAATCCTAATCCAGCGGCCATTATTTCTCCTTAGTAACTGAGCACATTATAGTCTAACGTGCCGTATATATTGTTATTTAGAATCAGGGAATCAATTACGGGTTCTAAAGTCGTAAAGAAGACCCTAAAGCTGTTCGGTGTGATTGTTGTAGCCACGCCAAATATCTGTAAAGTGTTATCCAGGGTGGATCCGCCTGGCTGGGTAGTAACAATTCTGATCGGGTCAAAGAAGTCCAACTCTAAGGCTGCGATAATGCCTGCATTATAATTGGATGTGTATAGGTCCAGCTCGATTCCATCGCATCTAACCTGTGTCTCAGCACGGCTAGCGACATAAGCCTGGGCATAATCTAGAGCTACAGCATCGGTCTGCATTAGCAGGTCTTGGAGGTTATATGAGTGAATAAAATATTTGTCAATAGATGCCTGGTTAATTGCTGTCTGTGGTGATCCACCTGCACGGCTTACCTGAGCTGAATTGAAGATTAAGTTGTCGTCTAGTTTCCACATAGCATTGGCGTATGAAATGCCTGTGCCATCATCATTGAAAGTAGTTACTGTGCCACCGATTGATCCAGCGGTTACAGCTCTATCTTGGAATACAAACTCGCCATCTGTGTTTACATATAATGCGCCATATTCACTATCGGCCACAGTCTGCATAGCACCTAGAGAAGTACGTGGTGTGCCAGGATCTGCCTGTAATGTAGTAAGTCCAGCATCAACATCACGCATAGTCGCTGGCCAGTCAATTTGATCTAATATCTGGTTAATTCTTGTGCCTGATAAGTTTCCAGCACTAGCACCTGTAATCGTTGATACCTGAGCATTCTGGGCAAGCCTGAAAGCATCAACGGCCTGAATTGTAGTATAAGCGACTTCTGTTGCATCTTTAGGCTGAGTGTTTACGTAGCTTGTAATAAAGCCAGAAAATAAAGAATAGGTAGTAGCACCATAAGTAGCTGAAATCTGTACCTTCTTCATTGGTGTCAGTAATTCGTAATATGGCCCTGAAGGGTTAGTCGGGTTGAAATCTCCGTTTTGATCTACTATGCGTAAAGTTAATTGGCCTGTTTGGAATTGATCTACTAAAGCGTTACGGCCTCGGCTAGTTTGTATGTAGTTAATCTGATCTGATACATCAACAATAATAGATGAAGAATCTCCTAATATGTTTACGTCTAATATACCTGTGCCTAATATCATCGCCTGAGCAAAACTTGGGCCAGTAGAAAAGTTAATTACCGCATTGATTGTTGGTACAGCCATTAGGTGCCGCCAGATAGACCGCCTGCAGGTGTAGTACCACGGCCCATTTTATTGATTCTTAATAAAGTTTCATTGATTGTGTTAGTTAAATCTTGCTCGGTTAATACCGATCCAGCCACGTTTACAGTTACATCGCCACGCTCACCTGCTCTGTACGCTTGATAGTCTGCAGCCATAGTCATACTTGGCGTAGGCACATAACTTGCACCAACGGCACCGCCACCACCACTAGATGCCATGCTTACAATACTGGCATCGCCACGCTCACCTGCTCTATAGGTTGCCCAGTCGCTAAAATATAAAGCTGCATTGGCTGCTTGATTCATGGACTTAGCCAGTTGATTTGTTTGAAATGTTAATTCTGTATCTGCTAAATATTGATCTGCTTTGGCAGCGTTGCCATCTAAAATTGCTAACTTCTCGGCAATACGCAAACGAGTTTCTTCATCGGTAGCCTGGTTAAGTGCCAACATCAAACCTATGCGCTCTGTGTCGTATTTTTTCTTTAAATCTTCCAGGGCATTCTTTTCTTTAATTAAATTGTTTTCGGTTGTGCGCAATTTATTTAATGCTGTGATTCTTTTTTGCTCGGTTATTCTTGCTAATTCTGCAGATGATCCAGCTTGGCCAAATGGCGTTCCACCTTGATTGCCTAAGCCATAATCCCTACTCGCTAAACCTGCGGCCCCAGTAAGACCAATATAACCCATGACACCAGTAACTATGGTTGGGTTTCTAGTTAATAAAGCAGCGGCTAAAATTCCCGCCTTGAATGTAGGGCTATTAGCCAGTTCGTTAAACTTAGTGATCATTTTTGCAATTTCACTTATGGCTGCACTTGTGTTAGTTGCTAGATTTTCCATACTGTTAGCAAGGTTGCCTATGCTTTTATCTTTGCTTAATTCAGTTAAGGCATCTACTAATCCTTCGCCTATGATTTCAGTAGCATTAGAAGTTGCTACCTTTAACTGATCCATCTTGCCAGCGTAAGTCGTCAATCTAGCTGTTGCTTGCCCAGCGAACAGTTTGTTTAATTGTTTTAGTATTGCTTCCATGTCGCCAGTTTTTAAGGCTGCTTCATCTAAGCCTGGTACTAAAGTTTTAAGCGCTCTAGTCTGCCCCGCAAAACCTTTGGCAATAGCACTGCTGACTTCCACTACAGATGCCCCTGTAGCTGCACTAACATCCAAGGCTGTATTTAATCCGTATTGGCTTAACTCGACAGATTTTGTAACTGTCAACAAAGCCTGGAAAGCTGGCCTCAATTCATCATCTAGCACGCCTGATATTTTTTGCAGGTTGGCTATGTAGTATTCCACCGCAGGTCCCGCAAACTCGTTACCAGTATTTTTTAATTGAACCGCCAAAGATTTAGCTGCTTTTTCATCCGCCGCAAACGCACTGACTGCTTTCTTGCTAAAGTTTATTAAAGCGGCTGCGCTAAATGTAACGCCAAAAGTGCGCCCTAACGCTTTGACCGATTTGTCAAATGAAGTTATATCTTGCTTGCCTTTTTTGAGGGCTCTACCATTCCAGGTGGCTAATGCCGAGACGACTACGTTGGCCATTATGCTGCCTTCTTATCGTAGGATTTATTAAAATCAACCGCAGTGTCATTGATAGCGTTTAAAATTGCTTGGTATATGCGTGGACTTTGATTAGCGAAGGCTTTGTAGATTAAGCGACCCTTAGTCTTTACGCCGCCAGATCTAACGCCTTTAGTTTTAGTTTGTAAGGTTACTGGCTCTAATGCGCTAACAAACTGATACCCAGCAAAAGGATTATTGGAATTGTAATCACGTGTGGATCTTTTCTTGCCTGACTTCTTGCCTTCGTATCCTTGCACGTTGCCTAAATCTTTTAAGGTTGTACTCATAATAGGCGCTCTGCCTTGTGGATTTCTACGGCCAGCAGTTTCATAAATACGACCAGCTGCGCTCACGTTATAGACATAATTTTCTACTTGGAATCCATTTGCAAATTGTACGTTTTTGCCTTCTTTGTAACCAATGCCGCCTTTTACTAATGCAGAATTGTATTTAGGGAAAGGCCTGTAATCTAAATTAGCAGATGCGGGTTTGGCCCACCCAGATAAAACCTCAGCATCGCTGGCCACATAACCTTTTGCTTGTTGTTCTACTCGCCTCATCAAGGGTGTTAAAGCCGTACGAATGCGGTTGTACATATCTTCATCTATAAAGCTGAGGCCTTTTTGGACATCATCTACGCCTATTACCTCTACTGGCATTTCTGATCTCCTTAGCTCTATCCGTTAACACCTGGATTATTGCTAAATACATTTCTGTATCCATATCAATAAACTCGCTAGGCGGTATCCCAGTTTCTACTGCTAGTTGCGCAATAGTGTAAACAATCGAAGACCGCTCAGTTATTTTTTTTCTTCGTCTAACACCTCAACGGTATCTAGAGTGTCTATAAACTCCGTACCCCATATAGGAATCTGTGCACCAGCCCTGCGTAAGCATTCATAAGCCAGCCAGAATATTTCTGTTTGACGCTCATGCTCACGCAAGACCTTGCTAATTCCTGATCCATACTTTAACTCGAAAGCGTACTCAACACCTGGTGTGATCTTGTGCTCTGATACTTCACCATTAGCCCTTGTTATCTTTAGCTTTGCCATTGTTACTCCTTAGTTAGAATGCCACCGATGGCGACACTGTTACTGCGGAGTTTACTGTAAAGGATAAACTTGAAGTTGCAACCTCAGCCACGCCGCCTTGACCCAGTGGGGTTAAGTTGTTGACCAAGATTGAAAATTGGTATGAAGGGTTTGCAGCTGATACTGCAGTGCCTTTCACGGTAATTGCTGATACCGAAAGTGTTTGGCCAAAGGCTGCATTTAGTGTCTGCATTACCTGGCTGGCTGCCCAGTCATTGATAAAGTCTATGCTAAATGTTGCCGATTGAAGACCCGCAACAAATTTGTGAGCGGAGTCACCCATCGCTGTGACTTCTAATTCATCCACGATCTGATTAATCACGGCGTTTGTAACATACGCACTGATATCGATTGAAGGTGTTGTTGGCGCAGCGGCAGTAGCCAATTTAACGCCAACGTTATTATTTAAGTATATGGCCATTGTTATTCCTCTTCTTTCTTAGTTGCTGTTGGTTTTGGTGCGTCTTTAATTTGGCCTGTCTTGATTAAGAAGGCTAAGTCTTCTGTTGTAGTCATTTTAACTCCAGCTCGTTAGGATTGATAGCGTGATCTCTGCGGTTAATAAATCTCCACTAGCTGCATTAGTTATAGCTGGAGCGGAGACACTTGATATGTTGTAAACCAGGGTCGATGCCGCCAGTTTGTTTACTACTGCCACAATAAAGTCCTCAATGCCTTTAAGGTTGCCCTGGTTATCGAAGGCTGGGGCAGTTATTAGAATCTTAAAATTGGCCAGGGGTGCAATGCTTGTCTGGCTGTTGTTGTTTGGTTGAATGTAGGGATCGCTAGGCGTGACCACAACGCTGTTTGCTAGCAGTGTGGCTGGTGGAAAACTAAAGGTAGACCAAACCCCAGCGTTGGCTAGAGCGGTTGCCACCGTGGCACGTAAAGTGCTTATTGCGGCCATTAGCCCACCAGTGATGCTGGACTTGAATACGGCTGGATGAGACCACGCACTCGGTTAATCAGCTGATAACCCATCCGATAAGGGCTGGCAGAGATCCCATCCATACCGACCCCACCAGTCTGGCT